GTCGTGGATTACTAGACGCGCCCAAAGCAAACATGATGCGCTCGCTGGTGACCATGACCGCCGCGCAGCCTGTCGGTGCGTTGGTGATGGCAGCCGCCAAAGTAGGCGTAGAAAATCCTAATTGCCACTCATACAACTTGCCATCTGCGCTGCTGCATCCGACCAGGTATTCACCCCAGGTGTCTAGGCTCCAGGTGGTTGCCGGTGTAGCAAGACCAACGTCAGGGCGCTGAGTTCCGTAGGCGTAGTAACCATAAAAATTATTTCCGTATCCCGTCTTGATTACAGAGTCAGCGTTTCCTGCTGTAAATCCGGTAGGGGTGATGTCCTTCAAGACACCGGCGGCAGACATAACGTATAACTTTGAGTGCGTACCGGCACCGATCCAACGGTCACCACCGTTATCACGCCAGGTGATAAGTCCTCTGCACATACCAGACATCTGCGACGTGGAATGCTTTTGCCACCCGCCAATGGGTCGCAGGGTATTCTCAAACCAGCGCACCAGGTTGGAGTCGTACCAGCGGCCAATTGCCTGGTACTCAGTGCCGTTGCGGTAAACGCCTGGGGGAATCTTTAAGGGGATGAGTGCCATGATTACACCGATAGGTTGGAGACAAACGACAGTGTAACGATGGCCGACGGTACTGCTGGCCTGGTTGGGGAAGTGCCTGCCGGATACTGCTCAATCGACACTCCGACATCAGTAGGGCGCCACATTATTTCTACATAGTCGTTTGCGTTGAGGCTTACAAAATAGTTTATTGCTGCAATTGTGTGAAACGGATCGCCAGCGCTTTTTCTGGGCGCAAACCCAAACCTTGAGTTTGACTTGTCAGCGTTAGTGCCATTCTTTCTGAACCAAACGTCAACGTCCTGGGATGCGTTTGTCGTGTTTGTAAATTGGATGGAGAACTGTATGTTGTAGATGCCAGACTGCGATACGTTCAGCCTGGATGAGTTTGAGAGAGTGACGCCATTGCTAAAGTCGGTGGTGTCAAACGTAACGGCGTAGGCCGTTGTGGTGTTAGCCGCGACCTGGTCTGTGGAGTCCTGGAACGCGCCGTAAGGAGCATTAAGGTACTTACCACCTCGCGGTCCAAATAACGCTCCCAGCGCGTTTGTGACGCGGGTAGCGTAGTTCCCGACATTGCTTAACGTCTGGCTGAAGTACAAGCGGTCATACACCTCGCCAGGGTTGCCAATATTTGGCTGCGCTGGCGTTGTGATCTGGCCGCTGTAGTCGCTCATATGTTTCGTTCAAAGTGTGGGCAGTCCACCAGCGATCTAAAGTTACCGCCCCAGCGGTTCTTCTGGTACAGGCTTTCCCAATAGGCGCCAATCGGAGCCAGGATAGCCTTGTCCCAGATGATTTTTCCATCTTTGAAGAAGTTGAGGTCGGCAGCGCACCGCTTCAGGTGGATGGAGTTCATGGTCTTAGACCGCCCCGTCTTGAAGTAGATGGCCTGCTGCTCGGGCGTGCGGGCAAGTTCCCCGCCGGTAACCATAAAACCTTGGTCGGTGGCGTACTGCACCAGCTTGCAGAAGTCCAACAAAAACGCTGCTTGTTCTTGACTAAGGCTCATACCACCTCCGATTGTTTGGGTTCTTCATCTGTCTCACCGTGAGACAACTTCACACCAGCCAGCAGTCCAATAAATCCACCGACAATGGTTTGAAATGCTGGGCTGATAAGTTTAAAAATTTCAGCGTTGTCCACTTTTTCGTCAAACAATCCAGCCATCAGCACCGCGACCATTCCGATGATTACTACGCACAGAGTAAAGCTGACCATGAGAGTCACAAGGAAAGTCAACTTGGCTTTCATTTATTGCTCCTCATCTCTGCCAGCTTCTCTACCGTTCTGCCTCCAAAATAGGCCAAAAACACTATCTGACCCCATGTCCCTAGGAGACTTACGAAAGATTCTTGTGGGCTATAACCAAAAGCCGACATCATGGTAAATAAGAAGTAGCCAACAAATATGGCAATCAAACTCATTGGTCGGATGTTCTTGGATAGCCAAGAGTCCGAAGACATATCTGATTTCCAGCGGTCTGTTACGTTGTCGGCATCGTTCTGAGCGGCCTTTGCAAGCAATTCCAACTCAGCCAGTTCCATCTTGGCCTTTTCAATACCCAACTCCAGCAGCCGTTCTTCGTGGTCATACTGAAGCTGCCGCAACTTGGCAACATCCTCGGGAGTCGGGTTGTCAGGAATCTTCACGCCCAAAGTGTTCTCTACGACTTCTTTGCCCTTGGCTTGAATAGCAGAGGACAGCAGCGTCAGCCCGTTTTCAGCCAGTGTGCCCAACAGTGCGCCAAGAATTGGAATCATCAAAACCCCCGATTAGTTATGACATGAAAAGTGATGCTTACCAGCGGAATGATGATAGCTGACGCACCGGAAATCCACAAGGTGTTCATAATAAATGCTACCTTTGCTTCTTTGTCTTTTTGCTTGCGTTCCGCATCTTCTCGTTCCAGTGTATTGCGTTCCTTAATCATCCTAGTACGCTCTGCCATCATCTCTTCCCACACTGGAGCATTGCCTGAGTAGAAAAGAATGTCCTTCAGTTCTTTCTCATGTTCTCGCAATGCTTTGGAGGCCATTGCAATCTGGAGAGCCTGAGAACTTATCTGTGCATCTGTCTTCCCTATGCTTGCAATCCGCGCCTTGCTGCTTGCTAGGTGAACTGTATCCGCTGCTTGATAAAAACTGCTAAATTCTTTATAGAGGCTGTGGATGTCTTTACCAAGAGCGACCGCTTTTTTATGCCAGCTACAGCACCCTGCGCCATAGCAAATGCCGTGAATGGGTCAATCATTTTTTGTTCACTACCGCCCACCGGCAGATGCGTCCATCTTTGTCCACGAATTCGTTTGCACCCATCTTTTTGTCCTCATCTTTTTTAGGAATACGACAAACCAAAACGGTTTTTGTCTCAGTGCTAGGCCAAGGGTTTTCAGCGGATGCGACCTGATCAATCACTTGTCTGCTTTGTTCTCTAACTTATCAAAGATACGCTCTAGGGTAGCGTCAATCTTGTCTAATCGGGCCTCAATGTCTGCCTTACTGACGTAGTTCTTTGGTAGGTCAATCTCAATTGCTTTTAGATCTTCCTTCAGCGCCTTGACAGAGTCCCATATCTCTTTGCACCACCAGCCAACCGCGACCAGGATCGCGCCGCCGATAAAGTTAAACATTGGCTGAAATTCCATGATTATCCTTGTGAGGTTTCAGTTTGCTGTTCCGCAAGTGCAACCTCATATGTGGCAAGCTCCTCACCTTCCAGTTCAATCTCTCGAACTTCGCCAGTTTGGACATTCACTTGAATTCGTGTTGCCATAGTGATTACTCGTAAAGGATGTTGATGGAGCCAGCGTCAAAGGTGTCAGTGCCACCCACGGTGGTAATGCGAATGCGGTCAAGCGTTCCAGATAGCGTTTTTACGCCGCCAGTCTGGCCTGTCAAACTCGCATTACTGAGCCCGACTGCCCCACTGATAACCCAAATATTTGAACCAAAAGAAGACAGTGTGAAGGCCCCAGAGCGAACATCCGCCGCAGCATACCCACCAAGCACCATGCCTGTTGAATACAACGTGCCAGCGGTTCCTTCTTGTTTGTAGCACCCTGTATACCCCGTGGTGTCAATACTGCCAGCGCCTAATTGCAGTTGCACAGGTGATGTGCCGCTGGTACTAACTACGTTTAGCATAACCGTGATGCGCTTTACCCATGACGGTATGCTGGTGAAGTCAATGCTTGTGCCGCTGGTGGACGCAACAGCAGTGCCAGATGTAATATTACTGTTTAGTAACGCCTCGCCACCAGCACCTTGAATGGTTGATGGTGCAGTTGCCCATGTACCGGCTGTGGCTTGCGTGGATTCAACGTATCCAACAACTCGGAACGGTACAGATGTGCGTGCTGTGGTGGAGTAGACAACTGATGCGCTATCAGCAGCGCCAGCACCGCCCTCTGCCGTTGTGCTGATGAGTGTTGACTCATCAAGGAGAACGCTTCCAGCGGTGTTGACCACAGCCAGTTCAACTGTCCCAGAATTGTCAATCGCAATGACTGCAATCCGAGATTTACCAGCAGACACTGTCCCAAGCGTAGACCCGCTGGATACCGTTACTGAAATGGCTGTTGATACCGTGCGCGTATTGACAGTCCCGCTGGACAATGTAGAACTACGGAAATCCAATACAGTCGGGTTTAGTGTTACCGTCAATGCACTTGAAGCAACTGAAGCGGAAATTGGTTGAATTTGTACAGAAGATGGAACTTCTTGGTAGTCCCAAGACGCTGCCGTTGTCCCTGTAATCAAAATACAGGTAAACGTGACGTACTTTCCTGCTGCAACAACCAGGACCGTGTTAGCGCCAGATGATTGAACGGTTACAGCACCAGTAGAGTTGTTCTTGATGAAGTAACTCATCCCAAGCGCCAGCGTTGACGTGACCGGCAGCACCACAGTCTGGGTGGTGGTCCCAGTGAAAAACTGCTGGTTGGCGCTTGTGACGGTAAGCGTTGTAGTGCCTGCCGCCGTAGCTGTGGTGGCATACCCAAGTTTTGGATTGTCAATGATTGGCGCAGTCAAAGTAGCCGCGTTAAAGGATTGCGTCCCTGTAGCTGTGAGAGTACCAGCCACCGCCAGCGTCTTGCCTGATCCGACATTGAGGCCGACGCTGGTTCCGGTCCCAGCCGCAGCAAACACTGCGTCAATGGAGTCCAAGTCGGTGTTAACCTTTGTCCCCCAGGTGTCGGTAGATGCACCAACCTCTGGTTTGGTAAGGAGTAGGTTTGTGGTGGTCGTATCAGCCATGATTTACCTCATTGGGTTGTCCAATCCTTAGACGTGCTGCTTACAGATGTCCAGGGGTTAGTGTTGTCGGAAATTATAGTCCAGCTACCTGTATTTGGGGACTGCGTAGCCCAGGTCGTGGTTGATGTTCCAGAGTCTGTCCACGTTTCTGGTTCTATTGGCTCTGGCTCCCACAGCAATCGCTGCGTGATGTAATCCAATGCGCTTGCAGTCTCAGCAATTGATAGAACAAAATTTAGCCCACCGACATAATTTTCTTGTAAAGTGTATATGTCTGTAATGCTTGCATTAAATATTGCAATGTTGTCAAGTTCATCAGATGCTGTAAGAGTCTCGGATATAGCCGATAGGAATGAACCTACAGCTACATTGGCATCACTTGCAGTTACAGCTTCACTTCTATTTACTTGATACGCAAATGTCGGTACTAAAGAATCGGATGCTGATAATGTTTCTGCAATTGCTATTGCAAAACCTATTGTATTTGTTGCAGTGCTTGCTGCTGATAGGGTGTCCGATACAATTGCAACGGCTTGCAGTACATTTGTTACGGCATCAGCCACCGTAATTGTGTTTGATATGGTTACAGGTATCGTAAGCACGCATACCTGAGAATCTGATGCGGCTCCTGCTTCAGATGCCAGTGCCAGGAAAACAATCGTGCTTGTCTGCGTGTTAGTTGCTGAACCAGTTTCAACTGCGAATGCTACTGCTGTCAATACTGAAGATAGGCTATCGGATGCAGATCCAGACTCTGCTACAGCTGCTGCTGCGTTGAGTGTGTTTGTGTTTGTATGAGCCGCTGAACCAGCTTCTGACGTGCTTGCTAATGCCGTTAGACTGTTAGTTTGCGTCTCAGCCGCTGATCCTGTCTCAGTCCTTGCCGCAATTAAGGTGAGAATATTTGTTTCAGCATCTGATGCTGATCCAGCCTCAGATACTAAACTTAATAATGTAGCAACATTTAAATATTTATCTGATGAACTATACCCATAAGTTCCAGAACCATATAAGTTTAATCCATATCCACCATCTTTAATGGTTTCATTATAAATAACACTTATACTGCCAGAATAACTGTCTAGAGAACCGTATCCATAGATTCCAGAACCGTACTGGTTGGAACCATACCCGCCTTCAATGATTGTTACGTTATAGGTGAAATTTGATATTGCAAGCGAACTAAATGGCGCTTCACTGAATGTTGCAATACCAAACATTTCACACCTAGCTTATCAATATCCAGGACAATGTTGCTTCATCCCAGTCGTACATATTGTCATCCACAGGCCGCTCCACTGGCGGTTGCCATAGGCAAGAATCTTCGTCCAATGTCCAACTTGCATATGGTTGAGGCGGGATAAACGCATCACGTTGGGCATCGTAGATGTAACCAATGCCAGCGTAGTTCTTGCGGAATGGTGTGCCGCCTAGCCGATGCTGCCCGCCTTGAGTGTTGTAGCTTGTGCGCTTCCACACTTTGCCAGTTTCGTTTTGATAAATAGCTTCTCCGTCATAGGGATAGTCAACCCCTACGATTACCCGTAAAACTATGTTGTTTTCATCAAGTTCAGCAAAATGTGCCATGATTAAAAAACTATATTTCCTGTGCCAGCGGTAAATTTATAGATTTTGTATCCAGCGCGAGAGGCTATATCCGATACAGCATTTCCCGCAGAACCGTTACAAGTCAACCCCACGCCTACTGAAGTTAAATCTGGGTATGTGTTTAGGTAAGCAAGAATTACAACACCAGAACCACCAGCGCCAGTTGTGCCTCCACTTATTGCGCCTCCACCGCCGCCGCCTGTATTAGCTGTGCCACTAGTTCCTGGAACACTAGTAGATTGAGTTCCAGCACCGCCACCACCAGAACCACCAGCACCAGCATTCCCTGTTGACCCAAAACAAGCACCACCACCGCCGCCAGCGTAAGTTGTTGCAGTACCAGTAATGCTTGAACTTGACCCCGCGCCGCCAGCACCTGATTGACTTACTGAAACGCCAGTTTGACCTACTGCGCTTGCACCACCGCCACCGCCTGATGGGTATGGTGAACCGTTGTTTGCTCCGTTTGAACCGCCTGCATTACCTTGCCCAGAAGTTCCATTTCCTCCAGGCTGCACAGTTCCACCAAATGCACTTGCGCCGCCGCCAGAACCACCCGCGCCATCAGTTGCACCAGCCGAACCCAATGGACTGCCACCACCTTTAACTGATGTAATGGTGCTAAACACAGAATCGTTGCCTGCTCTTACAACATCTATTGACCCACTAGCACCGCCAGCGCCGACAGTCACTGTAATGTTGGTTGCAGCAGTTACGGCAAACCCTGTTGCTGTTCGATAGCCGCCAGCGCCGCCGCCTCCCCTTGAGCCACCTCCACCTCCAGCTACAACTAAATAATCAACGGTAGGCGTTGGCGGATATCCAGGCCATGTTCCCGCTTGTCTTGCTTGCATTAATTCTGTTTGCGTCCATTTTCCAACCGCAGCAGAACCGCTGGTAGGCGCAGCCGTAGCAGACCGAATAGAACCCTTATAACGATTCATCAGCTAATTGCCTCGTAGGCTGCGACCATCTCAATTGCGTTGGTAGTGCCTGATGTCACTACTATAGATTGCGCCTCACCGACGTAAAGCATCGTGCTCTTGTCTACCACCATCAAAGAAGAGTTGCCCGGGACGCTGGTCTGGTACGTAAGTCGGTACGCCGTACCACCACCACTAATTGCACTATTGATAGATACTGTGATAGTTGCAGCACTTGCCGTGACGTTGGTAGCCATCATGGTATCAATCTTGTTGACCGTACCCGCTGCTGGTGTTAATGCAGTCCATGTGGTTGCAGTTGTGGTTGTTGGTACAAGGTAGGTGGTCGCCCCAAGGATGGAGGACACATTGAGCATATTTGGGTTTGCCATAGGATTCCTTTAGATGCCGAATACCATCGCCAATACGATAGATTTGCCTTCTGTAACTGAATTATTTGCTGGATAGGTTACAAATACGTCTTTTGTACCAGCAGAGAAAGATACCAGCGATCCAGAGTTACTAGAACCCAAAACTGTTGTGCGGGAAAGAGTGGTTCCAGCAGATGTGTATGTACCGATGCCAACTTCCCATTCGCTAGTTCCAACAATGCTGTAGTAGGTAGTGTTTCCATTACCTACAGCAGCAAATGATTGGAAACCTGTAGCAGCACCTAGCAATGTTGCTGTGCCAGTGCCAGTGACCGTTGTGGTCTCCTTGACTCGGTCAGCTAATATCAGAGCCATGAAAGCCCCTTGTTATGCTGCTTCTAACTCGTCTTCCTTGAAGAATCGTTCTTGCGGAGTTCCAACCTGGTCGGTATAAGAAACACGCAGCAACAAATTCGACTCAGAATCCACGGTAGCACCTTCAACAACTCCATTTGTAGTCGTTGTGTACTTTACTTTTACCGAATCACCAGTTTTAAAGGCCATGATTTCCCCTTTATACCGATGCGGTGTAAGTGACGTTCAAAGTATCGCCGTTAGCTACAGAACGATTGCCACCGGTAAACGAACCAGCAGAGTACAGCACTCCACTGGTGGTTGCACGAACCTGGGTGACTGTCAGCAATGCGCCTGCAATCGTTGCAGTAGCGTTAATGCTGAATGCAGTTGCGGTAGACGCCTTAGAGCCAGATGCAGCCGCGTTCCAAGCCACCGTGATACGGTTACTTCCAGTGTATGCAGTGCTTTCAGTCCATCCAGCGTGAGATGCCAAAGTGTCTCCAGCCGCATAAGTTGGAGTAGATGCACCATCAACCAGGCCCATATACCAGGCTGCTGTGTAGGCACTGCCTGCAAAATACTTGTCCAGAAGATCGTTCTTGCCGACGGTCACTACTAGGTTTTCGATGGTGTCAATCCACTTGACTTGACCATCTGAATCAACGCACTCAACCTCATAGCGGCCAGTTACGCCGATTGTTTCATCCATATCGGATTTGCGCGAGATAGATACGCTTGCTGCGTCTTTAATGTTGACTCGTTCAGAATGCATTTTTGGTTCTCCAATATGGGAAAATTTTAACCGAAAGACCTTGCGCGTGACTTCAATACGCCACCACTGGTAGCGCCACGCTCATCTGCAATTTGCAGTTCCTCAATGCCAGTTTTGTACAGGCCAGCCCACACTTGAATCCTTGCGTCATCCTGTAGGTATGGTGCAGCTTGCAATAAAGAACCGTACAGATATACATCTGGTGCCTTGGTAAGCAGCCAGTTGGTGGTGTTTGATGTGGATAACTTACTGAGTTTTGCGTAGTAGATCAACTCGCCTGTATAGCTAGAGTCTGGAACTGGGACAACGCGAATCTGCGATCCGACAATGCCAAAGAACAGAGGCTTACCGCTGGATGTGTACTGAGTCAGCAAGTTATCCAGGCTATCAATGGTCTCAAAATGCAATGGCGTGACGGGGGTGGTGTCCATTTTGAACGTCCGCGCCTCCAGGAAATCGCCTGGCGTTGCGTTGTACTCGGCACTAATTGTGGCCGTGGCACGGGTAATCATCTGGGTGGTGCGCAGAGTGCGCTCCATCTGCGATTCAGCCAGAGAGACAAAGTCGGTGATGGCAGACGTAAGATCGCTACGGTTGAGCCAATCTGCGACTGAGGCTTTCAGTTCAGCGTAGGTGCTAAGTGCCATGCTCTGCCTTTTCCTTCTCGATGTCGCGCATCATCCAGGTGTGGTCGTGCTTGAATTCAAACGTCCCGATGTGGCCGATCTCTTTGCTCACGTCGTGGTCTATGTAGATTTTATACCCTGCCGCCTTCGCCTTTTGGCAGAAGAAAATATCCTCTCCGATGTAGCCTCGTGCATCGGTGCGCCAGGGAGTCTCAAACCAAGGTTCTGTCAGCTTCTCAAAGACGTTGCGCTTGATTAGCATCACGCCCATTCCGATGCTGCCGACTTCCTCAATGCCAGTTGACTCTGGCATGGTGTAGATCAGTTCGCGCTTGCCATCAGGCCCGTATTTCTGGGCAGTCGGGCCTGTTGGGATTCTACGTCTGGCGCAGTTGGTCGCCACGATGTCTAGGTCATGCTTGAGCAGGCGCTCCACCATGTCCTGCGGGAACGTCATGTCGGAGTCGATAAACAGGATATGAGTGCAGCCCTCGGCCATCGCATCCAGCGCCAAGTCAGCACGCTGGTTCTGAATCAGCGTACCCTGCATGATCTTGAGAGACACTGCATCTGTCGTGTTCAGCGTGTGGTAGCAGACCATATTCACCAGGCAATAGGTGAAATTGGCGTGAACCATGTCACGGGCTGGGGTGCAGACTGCAATGTAGTTATTCATACCTGTCCGGGTCTCGTTCTGAAAAATCTGTTGTCGGGGTCATTGAGCCAGCGTTTCATGTACGCCTGATCGTCCAGCTTGCCCTCGGCCTTGAGTTTGTAGTAGACGCCCTCTGGGATGCTGGCAACGTGATGCCACTCGCCCTTCCAGTTTGCGCGCTCATCTACCTTATTGAAATCCGCTTTGTTTGCTTCAACAACTGCTGTGACATCCTGCTGAGTCTGAATTGTTGCCTGGCCAGTTTCATCATCGAAATGCCAAAAGCGGGTGATACCCGCATCTTTGTTTTCGTCAAATACTTGTTTATTCATGCGTTAAAAAAGGGACCAGGTTGCCCTGATCCCTTCCATTGATTACGACGTAATCAGGTCAGCTGCCAGACCGTGGGCATTTTCTGCCAACACCTTATGTCCAAATTCGATTAACAGCATGGCTTTTTCGGCATCACCTGTTTTAGCAAGATCGATTTTTTGATAAGGACGCAGCACAGTCATCTTGGCGTACTCAGGATCGAGTACCCAGGCGTCACGCTCACGCTGGAAACGGTTAGCGATAACGCTCACTTGGCCGAAGTCGCTGACATAGATGTCAACAGCGCCGATCAAAGTAGCAGGCTTCTCACCACCGTTGATGTTGTAACGGCTGGAGGCGATACCAGAGAAACCGCTGACTCGCTGCTTATTAACAGGTCCTGTCATCAGAATCTTTGGAGTGCCACCAGCAGTCCACACTTGCTGAATAACATTCTTGAGAATGGTCTCAGTGAAAGTGCGCACAGTGCCGTCAGTACGGGCGCTGTTTGGCAGCGTGGTGTACGACGGGTTAGTGCCATCGGTCTGCTTGTCGACGTTGGTCTTGATGAATGCTCCCAAAGATGCAGTACCGCGTGCAACACTGGTGCTACCGGCAGCAGCCACCGCGCCATTCAGCATGGTGAACTCTTGATCGCGACGAAGTTCAGAACCCCGCTTCGCAATTTGATAGGCTAATTCTGAACGACGCCCTGCCTTGTTGACCACCTCTTCAGTCGCGGACAGGACAATAGTCTTGCGCGAAATCTGAGCGTAGTTTTGCAGGCGAACAGTTGCGACTACAGCGTCAAAAGAGGAGACATCGTCACCCTCAATTTGTTTGTTAGCTGCGGCTGCTGCCAGGGTATCGGTCTGCCACTCAAACAAAGAGTTGCTGATGGACTCGCGGCCAATGTTCGATTGGTACGGTACATCTTCCGGTGCTATGTTAGTAATAATATTCGAGAGATCTTCCCGAATACCCTTTGCGTCAAAGGTAGTAAATGTGTTGGTTACGATTGCCATAATGTTCTCACTTCAATAAAAGTTCAATTGCCGATGCCGCGTCTTGTACGCGGCCACTTTTTGCAAGACGTTGTTTTGCGCGCGTTGACTCGCTTGTCGTTGAGACTCGACCCGCTGCACCTGGCTTGGCTGGTCTTGGGCCATTGTTGGTTACCGGCTTAATGTTGCCCCGCTTGGACATCATCTGCTCGTACAGTGCCGCTTTACGCAACACGTTCACGACGCGGTGGTCAAAAATGTTCTTCAGTTCATCAGGCTGGAATCCTGCCTTCTGGCCGAATTCGATGAGTAACGCCTTCTCTGCCTTGGCTTTGGCGGGGTCTTTCCACTCGGGTAGGACTTCCATCAATTTGTCTTGCTCTTGAGCAAGAAATGCCTGCATAGACTGCGCCTGTTCTGCGCGTGAGATTTCTGCAAGACGCTGCTGTTCGCTCTGAATAGCCGCGTACTTGGTC